AGAATTTCGATGCTTAGTGCGCTACCTGGTAGACCTTCTAGGTCACCTGTTGCTGCCGCGCCCGCTGCAGTTTGGCTACCTGAGTAACTCGCTGCAATTGCTGCTGGGCTAAGTGCTTCATCACCAGCTGATAGGTTACCACCACCTGGGTTAACAGTTGCTTGTGTGCCTAGTGCATCGTTAGCAGAGTTGTACTTAACACGAAGTGTGTGGATCTGGCTAACAGGGCCAGCCATTGGCTGTACACCAACGATTTCGTTAGCGATAACTGTTGGCATTACACGACGGATAACAGGCAAAATTACCTTGTTTAATACTGCTACGTCACCGCTTGCTGTTGCGCCAGCTGTTGCTGATTCAGTGATGTAACGCTTGGTGTTTTCTAGAACAACACCCATGTTCTTGCGCTTAGTACCTTCAAGACCCTCTAGGAGGGCATCTTTTGTTTCGTCCCAGCGACTTTCAAATAAATTAGACATTTTTTTCGTCTCCTAATAAAATATATTTTATTGTAAACCAGCTAAACGCTTGATTTCAATGATTTTGCCCTCATCGGCATCTTGCTTGGTTTCTTTTTTATTACCAGTTACTTCTTTAGTTTCAGCTAAAATCTTGTTTGTAGTTTTAGCGTCATTCTTAAGAACTGCTGGCAAATACTTATTGAATGATGTTTCTAAACGATCAGTTTGAACGTTTTCTAGTAATGTTGACATTACTTCTTTCTGATCTTTGTTTAGAGGAGCCATCATTTCAGATAACTTTGTATCGCGGGCAATGCGATTCTTGATTTTACGAATCTCTGCATCTTTGCTTTCAACAATTGTTGATTTATCTTCAAGTGCTTCTTGTGCTTCAGCTAGTTGAGATTTAATTTCTTCAACTTGCTTCTGCAAATCTTTGATATTTGCATTTTCATTTAAGTGTGATGTAGCAAACTCTGCCGCAAAAGTTTCAAAAATCTTGCGTCCAAAGTTATTTTGACGAGCACTGTCAATATCTTCTTTAAGTTGAGTTAATTCGTTGTCGAGGTTCTTAGTTACTGATTCTTTAACTAATTTGCTTGCACGGTCAATAAACTTAGACTTTAGCATTTCAATTTGCTTCTTGCCTTCTGCTACTAACTTAACTTTTGCTTCAACAACTTCTTTCTTATCCTTATGGAATTCAGAAATTTCTTCAGCTAGTGCATTAACAACAAACTTTTGTAGTTTGTCTAGTGTTTCTGCTTGTGCTTTGCGATCTTCGTTTAGTTCAGCCAATTCAGCTTCTAACTGCTCAGCCATGAAACTTTCAAATGCTTTTGTCTTATCAGACATTGTAGCATTGAACTTAACACGATCTTCCTCAAGCGCCTTGCGTTCTGCCGCAACTTGCTCAATTTCCTTAGTTAAACCTTCGGTAACCATTTTATCTAGAGCCTCAACCATTGTTTCTTTGTCATGCTCATAACGGCGTGAAAATTCTTCACGTAGTTCACTGCGAATCTCTTCACGAGTTTCAGTTACATGGGCTTCCCATGCTTCTTGAATTTCTGCACGAGTTTCTTCGTTTACAATGCCGCTTTCAAGCAATGGTTTGAGTGCATCAAACATATCGGTCAACTCCTAAGTTTAAGTTCTTTGATTAGGCGTAAAGCCTCATCTTTTAAATATTTTTGCACACGACTATTTTCTTGCGCTTCTGCAGCAATTCCAAGTACTTGATGTCCACCTCTCATGTTCAACAAGCCTTCATAAATTGCAGTTGGGTATGCATTTGGCGCACTAGGTTGTGCAACTACGTCTACTGTGACGATCTCGAAATCACTGACCTCTCCGGTCGATTCGTTGACATTGCCGCTACCGCGACTTGATACTCCCAGCTTGACACCGCTATCTAGCATAGTGCGTACCAGTTGACCCATCGGTGTTGGGAGTATTTTTAATTTACCATAACCATTCGGACCGTCCATCCACATTTCTGTAATCATGTGGCAAACACGATCAAGGTTAATTTTCAGATCGTCTGGATGGTCTACTTCTCCTAATACAGAGTTGCCTTCCGTAATCTGTTCGTTTAACGTTGACACTGCTTTTGTAATTTCATTTACTGGATAAACTCTTTGGTTTGCGTTTTTGACGCCACCTTGAATACAAATGCCTTTAAGGAATAAATCCTTGCCATCATTTGTACTTTCTGTAACCATGCGAGCTTGATCAAATGTCAAGTTCTCTTTTAG